GTTATGGTTATAGAAAACCCAAACATCCGTGGCCGGGAAGATGCAATGAGTAACATTCTTCATGAAGGTCAGCACTTCCTCCAAGGCACAGAAGGATTTGAAACCGGGGCGGCCCCGGAATTGTTTGCCAAGTATCGACCAGAAATTTACGGAAGCGTTGATCTCATTAACCAGATGATAAAGCAATCTATAGATGACCTTCAGTCTGGATCAATTTCTAGAGAACAGTTTGACTCTGTGCACCAATCTCTTTTGGGGGAGAGAGATGAATTTGCAAGATTTTACGACCCTGTAAAGTCTTACAGAAATGTGTCTGGAGAGGTTGAAGGTCGCAATGTTGAGAACAGAATGGACTTTTCCCCTGCGGAGAGAGCCTACAAGCTTCCTCAGCAAACCGAAGATGTGGCTAGGCGCGACCAAATCCTTAAGAAAGACTTTTTCGGACTTTTAGGAGTCAAAAATCCACACGAGAGGGTAAGGTAATGTCTATCAAACGCGGAAAAGAAACCTTTTCGGGCTACAATAAGCCCAAGCGCACCCCCAACCACCCCACAAAGTCACATGCAGTGGTTGCCAAGAAGGGTGACCAGGTAAAACTGATTCGCTTTGGCCAGCAGGGCGTAAAAGGCGCTGGTAAGAACCCAAAATCAGATAAAGACAAGGCCAGAAGAAAAAGCTACTATGCGAGACATAATGCGCAAGATTCCAGCCCAGATATATTTTCTGCGCGGTACTGGTCGCATAAAACTAAGTGGTGAAATAGATGTCGATCACAACATATTCAGAGCTAAAGGATAGCATTGCGGATTATCTAAACCGCGATGACCTAACTGCCGTGATCCCAACGTTTATCAGCTTAGCCGAAGCGCAGATGGACCGCGAGGTGCGTCACTACCGCATGATCCGTCGCGTCTCTGGCCAGATTGATAGCCGCTACAGCCAAATCCCTAATGGCTGGATTGAGACAGTGCGCTTTAACATTGCATCAGGTGAGGGTGCTGAGACACGCCTTGAGCTTACCAGCTTGGATGACATGAGCCAGCTTCGTGAGCACGGCGACAACATTGCAGACAAGCCTACGCATTATGCCTTGGTTGGTGAGACTTTTGAGTTATTCCCAACGCCTGACCAAGAGTATGAGATTCAGCTTATATATTATGAGCGCATCCCTAAGCTAAGTGATTCCAACACATCAAACTGGCTGTTAGAGATTGCGCCTGATGCTTATCTGCACGGCGCCTTGATGCAATCCGCGCCATACCTAAAGGATGATGCAAGAATGCAGGTTTGGGGCTCAATCTATGCCACTGCATTGGCCACGGTAAACCTTGACAATGAGAAAGCAAGATTCGGCGGATCAGGCATCAGAATGAAAGTTCGTAGTTACTAATTACCCGCACATGTGGTATCCTTGTGCAAGATATATCTATGGAGGATGAAGTGTCATTCACTAATACTTTTGAGACAACAACGCTCAAGTGGGTTTTCACAACGGATTCTGTGACCCGCCCAACGAGCTGGTACATTGGTTTGTTCACCGATAACCCCGGCGAAACTGGCGCAGGCACAGAGGTTTCTGGTTTTGATTATGCCCGCACAGAAGCAACTTTTGCCGTGACAGGTAACACAGCAAGCAATGACGGCGCTGTTGAGTTTCCAGTAGCCAATGGTGGTAACTGGGGTACAATCACACACATTGGTATTCATGATGCCGCCACAGCCGGTAACATGATCGCCTATGCAGAGCTTGATGTGGCTAAGGCAATCAATGACGGTGACGTTTTCCGCATCCCAGACGGCGACCTAGACGTAACCTTGGATTGATAGAGCATGGCGTTGCGCTCAACATATAGCTCTGGGTTATACAACTCAGGGCTTTATGGCGTTCCAGAGACAACGCAGGGCTCGGCTACGGCCACGCTCACGTCATCTGTGTCATCTGGCGCAGATACGATTGTTAGCGCATCGGCCAGCACTTCCAGCACATCTGCTTCATCTGCGTCTGGCTTAAGGGTTGCCATTGCGTCAACCACGTCATCGCTTGGCACAGTAACCACAAGCGCTGCCTTGTCATACAATGAGGTGGAAGGGTTCCGCCCCGGCTATGGCTTGGGCACTTATGGCTCGTTTGTTTACGGGCGCAACCACAGCATTGAAGAAGGCTCGGCCACCGTCAGCGCATCTTTTGCGCCGGTTGTGGATTATCAGGTGACGCGCAATGTATCGGCCACGGTGACGGCCTCATCTTCATCAAGCGCCGCTGGCTATCTCTCTGTTGTGGCCTCAGCACAATCTACACTTTCTCTTGACAGCGAAATAGATTATATTCGGATAAGAAATGTTTCAGGTAGCGCGGCAACCGAGACAGAAGTATCGCCAACATCGCGCTACAAATGGATTGATATTGCAGAACCAACAACGCCCACTTGGGTGGCGGCTGATTACAGAGAAGGGGCGGCATAGAAATGGCTGACGGATCAACAACCAATTATAGCTTTGTGAAGCCAGAGGTTGGCGCCTCTGAGGATACATGGGGAACAAAGCTAAACACAAACTGGGATGACCTAGACACTTTGCTAGGTGGTGTATCCACAGCCGAATTTTCTATTCTTGATGGCGCTACCGTTACTACAGCAGAGCTCAACTACCTCGACATCACCACCTTGGGAACCACAGAGGCATCCAAGGCAGTGACCGCAGATGCCAATGGCGTTGTGACCTTTGATAACGGCACAATCAGCGAAGCGACCGCAATCACATCATCATCCAATGCCGCCACATTGGACTTGCAGGCAGGCGACAACTTCACCCACACCTTGACCGAGAATGTGACCTACACATTCAGCAACCCTGCATCATCTGGTAAGGTTTCGGCCTTCACATTGAAAGTTGTGCAGGATTCAGGCGCAAACGGCTACACAATCACTTGGCCTGCCTCTGTTGATTGGCCAGCGGCCACGGCACCTACGCTCACAGCAGATGCCAATGGCGTGGACTACTTTGTGTTCATCACCACGGACGGTGGCACAACCTATTACGGATTCACAGCAGGTCAGGCTCTGGGCTGATGAGTAGCGCAAGCAAGATAATTCAGGCGGCGGCAGGGGCTGGTGCAGGTGAAGCATTGTATGTAGAGGAAGTGTTCTCAACTTATTTGTATACTGGCACAGGATCAAGCAGAAGTATAACTAACAACATTGACCTTAGTGGCGAAGGTGGTTTGGTTTGGATTAAAAAACGTGATAATGTCTATAATCATCTGCTTTTTGATACAGTGCGTGGTACAAATAACTGGATTCGTTCAGACTCAGTATCTGCACAAGAAACAGGATACACTGACCTTTTAACTGCCTTTAACTCTAATGGCTTCACGCTTGGTAATGATTCATCTTTAGGTGCTGTAAATTCGTCAATTACTGGTGAAAAAGAATACGCCTCATGGACCTTCCGCAAAGCACCTAAGTTCTTTGATGTGGTGACGTATACTGGGGATGGAACAGCTGGTTTGGAAATTAATCATAACCTTGAAACATCTCCGGGTTTTATTTTGATTAAAAGAACAGATAGCGCGGAAAACTGGTTTTGTTGGCATCGGAATGATGGGACCACAAACCAAGCATTTACTGGTTTTTCTATAAATTTAACTAATGCAGTTGTAAACACGGCGGGGTCCCAAGACATTGCTACGGATACTATTTTCAAGCCGGGTCAAATCTATGAGGCGAATTATAGTCAAAACGCCAACATCCAAAATGCCACATTCGTCGCCTACCTATTCGCCCACAACGATGGTGATGGTGAGTTTGGTGAGTCTGGCGATCAGGACATTATTAAGTGTGGGAGTTATACGGGGACGGGTAGCTCTGGGAACCAAGTAAATTTAGGCTTTGAGCCTCAGTTTGTAATGGTTAAAGGTGCAAGTACCACAAGTAACTGGGGTATTTTTGATACCATGCGAGGGTTTACTGCAAACGCAGAAGATCAACAGGCTTTATTTGCTAATGATAGTTCAGATGAGTTGTCAAACGGAAAACTTTCTGTAAATGCAACAGGGTTTGCGCTTGAGGAATTTAACTTTAACTCATCTTCTGAAACCTACATCTACATCGCCATCCGCCGTGGCCCGATGAAGACTCCTGAGAGTGGGACTGAGGTGTTTGCGATTGATCAAGCAGATAATAACGGGTCATCCACAAACCCAGAGTTCGTTGCGGGTTTTCCTGTAGACCATGCAATAGTGAAGGGAACCGGTGGTAGTGGCTCCTATTTTGCCAGCAGGCTTATTGCACCGGGATGGGGTGATGCAACAACGACAGATGCATTTACTACTACAGGCTCTCAGGCTTTTGACTTTCAAGATGGGTGGTATGAAAATGCTTTAAATTCTACATTCTACTCTTGGATGTTCCGCCGTGCCCCCGGCTTCTTTGATGTGGTGGCTTATACGGGGGATGGGTCTACAGATGGGTCGCACCAAATAAACCACAACCTTAACGTTGCACCAGAAATGATTATATACAAGCCTAGAGACCTCGCGGCATATTGGTTTGTTTGGCATAGTGGTTTGGGGCAAGACGGGTTAGACAGATACTACTCAATGCTTCTTAACAGCAATGGCGCAAAGGGGCTTTATACTGTTGCTTCTAATAGCCTCCTGATAAATCCTCAGGGAACGGATAGTTATTTCCCGGTCGGCGGGTCAAACACAAATGCTTCCTCATACAACTACATCGCCTACCTATTCGCCACACTACCCGGCGTATCAAAAGTAGGAAGCTACACAGGTAACGGCACATCGCAGACCATTGACTGCGGGTTTAGTGCGGGTGCGAGGTTTGTGATGACCAGACGTACCAACACCACGGGCAACTGGAACGTCTGGGACAGTGAGCGAGGCATTGTGGCAGGCAACGACCCACGTTTGGAACTAAACACCACAGACGCTGAAGACACTGGGCATGATTACATTGATCCAGACTCAAGTGGCTTTGTGGTCAATTACGTTGCCGATGACGATGATGATACAAACGTCTCAGGTGACGAATACATTTTCTTGGCCATAGCCTAACCATCAACTGACACACAGGAGCATCAACAATGTCAGAATATAGAGTACGATCCACAGGCCAAGTCCTATCCCAAGGGGCTATCCGCAAACTCAACCCCAACATGTCCCTTCCGCGTGTGTGGAACGCTAACGTATGTGAGGCACTGGGCATTGATCCAGTATTGGCCTCACCTAAGCCAGCCGTCACGGGCGACTACAAGACAGTAGTACGCAACGGCGTAGAGCAGGATGCCAAGGGCAACTGGGTCTATGCTTGGGTAGAGCGTGACATGTTCTCTGACTACACAGACGAAGATGGCGTGACCCATACGAAGGCAGATCAGGAAGCCGCCTATCAGGCTCGCTTGGATGCAGAAGCCGCAGATCGTGTTCGCACTCAGCGCAACACTTTACTCGCCGAAACAGACTGGATGGCGCTTACGGATAACACGTTGACTGAGGGATGGGCGGCCTACCGCCAAGCCTTGCGTGACATCACAGACCATGCGAACTTTCCGCACTTGGAAGACACTGACTGGCCCGTAAAGCCGGAATGAGGATAGGCAATTATGCCCCTGATTCCGCTAAACATACCGCCCGGCCAATTTAGAAACGGCACGGAATACCAAGCCCTTGGGCGTTGGCGTGATGGGAACTTGATAAGGTTTCACGAAGGCGCCTTGCGCAATGTTGGCGGTTGGAGGCAACGCGGCGACGTTGATATAGATGGCGTCGTGCGAACAATGCACGCTTGGGAGGATAATAGCGGCAACAGGCGCATTGCGTTTGGCACGCATGACAGCCTCTTTGCAATGACTGCGGGGAATGCTGTTTCCGACATAACGCCTGCTGGCCTTACAAGTGGGCGTGTTGATGCAACCATCAACACAGGGTTTGGCGCTGGCGTGTTTGGTAGCGGCCTCTATGGTGAGGAGCGCGAAGACAACACAACAATTTTACCTGCCACGCAATGGTCCTTAGAAAACTGGGGCGAGTACCTTCTGGCTTGCTCACCAGATGACGGCAAAATCTATGAGTGGCAGTTAGATGGCGGCACGCCAGCCGCTGTGTTAAGCAACGCACCAACAGGCTGTTCTGGCATGATGGTGACTGAAGAGCGATTTGTTTTTGCCTTTGGTGCCGATGGCAATGCAAGAAAAGTTGCCTTTTCCGATCAAGAAGACAACAACACATGGACGCCAGCAATTACAAACCAAGCTGGTGACATAGAGTTGCAAACCAATGGTGTCATCTTGCGCGGTCTCAGAACACGCGGTCAGGCTCTTATATTAACAGATCAGGACGCACACACAGCAACATATCAAGGCCCGCCCTTTGTCTATGGCTTTGAGCGTGTCGGCACGTCATGTGGTTTGATTGCACCAAACGCCGCTGTTTCTATTGATCAAGGCGTGATCTGGATGGGCCGCAGGTCATTCTTTGTTTATTCTGGCGGCGCCGTGCAGGAAATGCCTTGCGATGTTTCTGATTATGTATTCAGCGACATGAATAACGATCAGCGCAGCAAGGTTTCTGCGGTGGTCAATAGTTTCTGGAATGAAATTTGGTGGTTTTACCCAAGCAAATCTAGCATTGAGTGCGATAGGTATGTAGCCTATGACTACGGGCAAAATGTTTGGATCACAGGAAACCTAAGCCGCACCGCTGGCGTTGATCGTGGTGTTTTCCGTTACCCTATGTGGATTAAGTCAGGCGGCGAGCTTTACGAGCATGAGATTGGCAATGATTATGAATCAGAGTCAGTCTTTTGCGAGACAGGGCCGATCACACTTGCCACCGGCGATCAAATTATGACTGTGAACGAGTTATTACCTGATGAGCTGAACCTTGGAAGCGTCACGGCCACATTTAAGACTAGGTTTTACCCGACCGACACAGAGCGCGAGTATGGCCCATTTACAATGAGCAACCCAACCAGCGTGAGGTTTAGTGGTCGCCAAATTAGGATGCGCGTCACCGGCAATGTAAATGATGATTGGCGCGTGGGCGTCATGAGGATAGACGCGGTGCCGGGTGGGCGCAGATGAGAAACAGAATTGTCCCGCCTGTCACGCAAAACATTTACCAGTGGGCGGAAAACTTGCGGCGCTATCTTGGCCGTGCGTTGGACCAGCTATCGGCAAAGGATAGCACTTCTGTTGCGTCTGAGGATGGCGTGTTGCTCTATGATAGGGAGAATGGCTATCCCGTAGTATCCAAGGACGGCGAGTGGCGCCAGATTATTCTTGCCGATGGATATGCACAGCTAATTCAAGACAATGACATAACGGCGGCGTCCTCGGATACTGCTTATGCGATCACCTATGACACGCCAGCCCTTGCTAACGGTATTTCTTTAGGGACACCAGCAAGCCGCATTGTGTTTGCTGATGGTGGCCTTTATCTTGTTACATTTACCGCCCAAATTAGGCAAAATGCTTTCGGAAACGTAGAGTTGAGATTTTGGCCACGCATAAACGGAACAGACGTTGCCGGAAGCACAATGGTTAATAGAATGCACAACTTTGGCGCAACGCTAACTGTGTCTAGGTCTGCAATATTTTCAGTTTCTGCAAATGATTACTTAGAGGCAATGTGGTCTACCGATGACACGGATGCCTTTTTAGAGGGCACGGCAGCAACAGCATGGTCGCCTGCCGCGCCTTCGACCGCAATTTCAATCACAAGGATTAGGGCTTGAACATCAAAGAGCTTATTGAATCGGCATTGGATGAGGGTGGCAATACGCACACTTATGAAGATGTAAGGCAGTCGATCATCAAGGGTGACATGCAGTTATGGCTTGCAGATGATGCGTGCGCGGTGACTGAAATCGTGATATACCCTAGAAAGAAGGTTTTGCATGTTTTCCTTGCGGCTGGTAAAATGGAATCTATTGTGGACATGCTTGAGAGCGCCGAACGATTTGGCAGGGCCAATGGCTGTGAAAGTATCACAATAGCAGGGAGACATGGTTGGAAAAGAGTTTTGTCTGGCGAGGGCTTTAGCCACTCGCTCACAGTATTAGAAAAGGGCTTGTGAATGTCTGGTGGCGGCGGAAAAGGCGGAAGCCAAACAACAAAGGTAGAAATACCTGAGTTTATTGAGCGTGCCGGTGAGCGCAATATCGACAAGGCCGAAGAAATCTCACGAATTGGTTATGTTCCTTACTTTGGCCCAGACGTGGCCGCAATGACGCCAATGGAAGAATCGGCAGGTCAAAACGTCATGAAAGCGGCTGGGGCTTTTGGCTTAGCTGACCCCTTTGCTGGCACTGCACGGGCGACACCTGCCGGTCAGGGAATTGCCGAGCATGAATATCTTATGGCTAATCCTGACGTTTTACAGGCAGTTCAATCTGGGGCGATGCCTTCGGCAAGGGCACATTACGAGCAGTTTGGGCAATTTGAGGGCCGCGATAGCAGGGGCCTCGGAGCGCAATCTGCAATGGCTGGCATGCCACAGGCGCAAAGCTTTGGCGGTGTCTCTGCATATTCATCAGCACCATTGTACCAGCAAGCGATCCAAAACTTGCAACGTGAAGCACCCGGCCAGTTTCAGGCGCTTACCGCACCGTTCATTGATCCATTTACCGGCGCACAGCCTGTGTCACCATATGGCTTGGGTAGTGAATTTGCCGCGCAGACGGCGGAAGCCGAAGCGGCGTATTTGGCGAGAAACCCAGACGTTGCGCAGGCTGTTAATGAGGGTATATTTAAAGACGCGACAGAGCATTACCAGCGTTATGGCCAGTTCGAAGGACGCGATCCTATGGGCCTCGGCTATAGGTCACAGCTTGACATTATGGACAAGCTACCGGCTGGCACGGCACAGCTCATGGAGCGCGACAACCCACAAGCAAACACCATGGGCTACACTAAGCGTTATGACCAGCTACCACCCGGAACGGTAGTGGCATCTGCGGATAACAGATTTGACGGGCCCGGCTATTATCAGGGCAGAGACGGCAAGTTTTTCTTCGCTGATAATAGCGAGACATACAGGCGTGGCCTTAATTATGAAGAAACATCAGGAGTGGCATAATGGCTGGCGCACCATCGAGTAATGCCCCAAGGCAGGGCGCAGGGAATATGATGATGCCACCAAGCGGTGGCGATGCCGACAGGACAATGATCTATGTGCCACCGGGCGGTGGCAATGCTCAACAGCAAGTCATGCCTGCTCCCGCACCCGCACCCGCACCTAGTGCGCCATCTAACATATTCACGCAGGCGGCTGGCGCACAAAGGGGCGCACAGCGAGCATACGAGGAAATGGCAGACTTTCGCATGACTCCTATGCAAGCCGCACAACTTGGCCCTGCCCGTGAAATGCGGGCCGCACAACTTGGGCCTGCCCGTGAGATGCAAAGCGTAGGTCAGGTGGCTGATGTAAGCGCACCGGGTCAAATTGATGTAAACCAATTGGCGACAACTGACCTTGGCGCATACATGTCACCATATGAGCAGGCTGTTGTTGAGGCTGGCCAACGTGACATTGAGCGTCAGCGTCAGATGGCGTCAGAAAACCTAGCGGCGCAGGCGCAACGTGCGGGCGCTTTTGGTGGCTCACGTCAGGCGGTGCAGGAAGGCATCCTAGCAAGCGAAGCTTTGCGTCAGGCTGGGCAACTATCCGCACAGCAACGTCAGGCAGGCTTCACACAAGCCTTGCGGTCTGGCCAGTTCGATATTGGCCAAATGCAGGCCGCACGCACACTGGCAAGCCAGCAAAGCATGCAGGCAAACACACTCAACCAACGGGCGGCAGAAGCGGCGGCACAGCGCGAGCAAGCGGCACGCGCAGGAAACATGGCGGCGGCAAACCAGTTCGCACAACAGCAAGCACAACTGGAGCAAGCGGCACGTTCCGCGAATATGGCGGCGGCAAACCAGTTTGCGATTCAGCAGGCACAGTTTGAGCAAGCCGCAAACCAAGCAAACTTTGGCGGTCAGTTCAGCGCCGCAAATGTAAGACAAGCAGGCGCCGCTGGTCTTGGCGGACTTGGCCAGCAAATGTTTGGTCAGGGTATGGGCATCCAGCAACAGCAGATGGCGTTTGGCCAGCAACAGCGGGCCATGAACCAAGCCCTTATTGACGCGGCACGCGGTCAGTATGGTGGCTTTACAGGCGCACCACAGGCATCGCTGGCGTTGCCATTGCAGGCGGTTGGCATGGCGCCACACGGTCAGATACAAACAACGTCAGGCGGTGGCGGCGGTGGGTTTGGCTCTGCTTTGGGTGGAATAGGTGGCCTACTTGGCGGCATTGCACAAGTTGCGCCTCTGTTTCCATCAGACATCCGACTTAAGAAGGACATCAAAAAGATCGGCGAAACCAAAGGCGGCCACAATCTTTACACTTGGAAGTGGAGAGACGAAGCCAAAGAGTCTGGCCTACCACTTGGCCCAGAGCGCGGTGTCGTGGCTCAGGAAGTTATGGAAAGGCAACCAGAGGCCGTTCATCGTCATGAGAGCGGCTATCTGATGGTTGATTATGGGGCGATTGAATAATGGCTGATGGTATTTTTTCTGTTCTTCCTAATTACCGAGTTACCAGCCCGTCTGGCATGCGCAACTTGTTTGGCCAGACTAGGATGCACAAGGGCCTTGACCTTGGCGCGCCAACAGGCACGCCAGTAGCCTCGCCAGTGGCAGGCAAAGTGCTCCGCAAGGGTTTCGATACAAGCGGTTACGGCAACTTTATTATCATTCAGGAACCAGATGGGAGCACCAGAAGGTTTAGCCATTTAGCAAGCATGCCGGGCTTGCAAGAAGGTGATCCTGTTACACCGGGCATGGTAATCGGCGAGGTTGGGTCAACAGGCCGATCAACAGGTCCACATCTTGACTATGTTATGCGTGATGCTGAAGGCAACTTGAAGATGCCAGAGGTGGCGGATGAGTCATTGTACAGGGCTTTTGGTCAGGCACCACGTCCAAGGGGTGATTCAACACCGCGCCCTATCGACCCACAACGCGAGGTTATGGTAGGCACAGGAGCCATGGGCGGCACTGACCTGCGCAAAGGCATGATGGCAGGACCGGCTGAGTTTGCTAGGCTAGATATCAACCAAGCCGAACTAGAAGAACAGCAAGCCGAGCCGTTGCGCGTAACTGTAGGTGGAGGGCTTGGGGAACTCACTGCCGCGAAACAGCTTCAGCGATTAACAGAACAGGCCGAGGCCGCGAGGCGCACACCGATGGATCGTGACGGTCTTGCAAATATCATTCGGGATGACATGAGGCAAAATTCAGGCATGTATCCTGCTGGTCTTTTGGCTGAAGAAGGCATTATGGATTCGCCCAACAGAATGCGTGCGGAGCCAATTGATGATGGTGTTGCCGGCCTTATTAGTGGGGATATGCAAGCAAACCCCGAAGCGTATAACGCAATAAAAGAGCAGGTTGTTGACGCGCCAGAAGCGGCTCTTGATGCGCTAGGTGCAGAAAAGCCAGAATCCAAGTTTAATCTTGCCGGCCTTGGCAACGCTTTGGTTGATATTGGCGCAGGCATTGCGTTGCTTGAGGGCGATACAAAATCGGCCAAAGCGTTGCAAGCCATGTCAAAGTCAAACAAGGAGCGCGAAACTGAATTAAAGCAACGGAATGCGGCTATAAATCTATTTAAAGTCTACGGTATGAGCCAAGAAAATTCCGAAACCATTGTGGATTCTGGCGCTGCTAATTCGTTTCTTTCTAACCTTCTAAAAGCAGACGACAAGTCAGCCGCTGTTAAAAATTATGAATTTTTGCTAAAACAAGGCGTATCGCAAAATAAGGCCATTGGCATGGCCTTTGGCAAGGGTGGAACAACCGTGAATGTTGGTGATGGTGCCCCAGAACTTGGTAAAATACCAACTGGGTATCAAGTGGTTTATGATCCAGCAACCAAGCAATACAACATGCAAGCGGTAGAGGGTGGCCCGGCTGCGCAAGAGGCCGAAGAGGAGGCAAGAGCTGAACAGCTTAGAGCCGAGCAAACCAGCGCCGCCGGTAATATTGTCATGCAAGAAATTGCATCATTGAAGGAAAAAATGAGAGAGGGCCCGCCCATTACTGGAGCTTTCGGGACATTGGCAAAAGAAATTCCCGGATCAAAAGCATTTGATGCTTCAGAAAACATCAAGTCAATTGTCGCTAACATTGGATTTGATAGATTACAGCAAATGCGTGAAGCAAGCCCAACAGGTGGCGCTCTTGGCGCGATCAGTGACAGAGAACTTTCTACATTGCAGGCCGTCATGGGTAGCCTTGATCAAGCGCAGAGTGAGGAGCAATTTTCCCGCAACCTAAACAGACTTGAAGAAATCTACACTGAGATTTTAAGGAAAGCCTCTACATATAAAAATGCAGCAGAGTTTGGCTTTGCTCAGGCCGGACAAGCACCAACACAATCACAACCACAATCACAACCACAATCACAAAACAGAATTACCATAGGGCCTTCATATTAAGGAATAAAACATGCCACGCTTTCCAGTAATGATAGACGGCAGGGAATATGAGGTGAAGGCTAAGGATAGCCAAGAAGCCTTGGCCAAAGCCGAAAAAATTGACCCAAGCACAACGCCTTTTATGGTTGCCCGTTCTGGCACCGATAGAGTGTTCGAGAGGCCACAAACAGGGCAGCGTTATTTGGTAGGCGAAGGCTACAGCACAACCAACCCAGAAAAGGTTGAAAAAGCGCTAAGCAAAATGAGCATTGGCCAAGAAGGCGTGACGGAACAGTTTGCCCGTGAAATGGTAAGCAGTGGAATGATTGAAGAGCAACCATTGGCGGCGGCATCAACACAAATCTTGCGGGGGTTGCCGTTTGTTGGCTCTTATGCCGATGAAGCTATTGGCGCTATTGGCGGTGAGCAAGCTGGCCAAAGGGCGGAGCGTCTTTCACAGGCCATGCAGGAAGAAATGCCTTTAACCAGCCTTGGCCTTAACATAGGAGGCGCGGCGCTGACCGGCGCTGGCTTACTTGGCGCCGCACCAGCGGCAGTATCAGCAATAGGCCGTGGCCTTATGTCTGGCGGGATTGGTAGGCGCGCGTTAAAAGGCGCCGCAATGGGCGCCACAGAGGCGGGTATATACGAAACGGGTGAGAGCGATCCGGACATTGCTTCGGCCACAGGATTTGGGAGCGTTCTTGGCGGGGCCGCCGGCGCGGCTGGCCCAGCTTTGGAAGCAGCAGGAAGAGTTATTGGACGGAATATCAGCAAGACAGATATTGCAACCATTGCATCAACATTTGGCATCTCACCTAACGCGGCTCGTGTCATCAAAAACACCTTTGACATCGGCGGCGGTATGGAAGACGCAGTCAGAAACCTAGAGCGTGCTGGTGAGTCTGGCATGGTGGCAGATGCTGGCCCGTCAGCACAGGCTTTGTTGGACGCGGCTGGGGCCGCAAGCCCAGAGGCGTCCGCTATGGCACGCAGGCCAATCGAAGAGCGTATGGCACAACAGCAGGGCCTTTTGTCAGAGACGCTTACTGAAGAATTGGGCCAGCCAGCGGCCGGTCCTAAAACCGCTGTTCGCGAAATACAACAGAGTACAGCACCAGAGCGTTCTGCGGCCTATCGACAGGCATATGAAACGCCAATTGATTATTCCTCAGCAGAGGGTATGGAAATTGAAAAGATCATCTTTGACCGCGTAAATCCAAGGGACTTGCGCTCAGCTATTGAAGAAGCAAATGAGCAGATTAGGGATGAAGCCGCAAGGTCAGGCGATGAGGCGCTGAAGCAGATTAAGGCGAACATAGCCGATGACGGCACAATAAGCTTTGAAGAAATGCCGAACATGCAACAGCTTGACCAGCTAAAGCGCACGCTTACTGACCTTGGCGACGCGGCAATGGACACAAGCGGTATGGTTCCAAAGGACACTGCAAAGAGCCGCAGGCTAAAGCGTCAGGCCAATGACTTGCGCGATGCGATGGTCAAGGCCACAACAGACCCAGAAACAGGCATGAGCCCATATGCTCGCGCGCTTGATATTGGTGGCGACACAATCCGAGAGCGCAATGCGTTTGAATTGGGTATGGAAGCAACCAAGAGGGGCACACGTTTAGAAGACATCACAGAAGAGCTTGGCGCAACGCCTTCTGCGGATCAAATCAAAGCGTTTGAACGCGGCATCAGAACGCGCATTGACGAGGTCATTGGCGAGGTCAAGAGAATACCTAGTGATTCTAACATTGATGCACGTCAGGCATTGGCTACATTGCGTGAGCTTGGTTCTGACAATGTAAGAAACAAAATTAGGACTGCGATTGGCGAGCAAAAAGCAAATAGAATTTTCACGGCGCTAGATGAGGCAATGGTGGCCGCAGAAACAAGGTCGGCCATTGCAATTAATTCAAAGACGGCAATCAGGCAGGCCGCAGATGAAGGGGTTAAAAACCTTATTTCTTCTGGGCCGGTACAGTCTGCGCTACAGGGTGAGCCCGTCAACACAACTAAAGAGCTTATCAGGGCTGTGACTGGCTTTACCGAAGATTACACACAAGAGCAACGCACCAACATCTACAGAGACATTGTTAAGGCTTTGACAGAAAAGCGTGGCGCTGAAGCTAGGCAAGCATTAAACTCTGTTAATATGGCCATGCAGGGCGTCATGCCAACGGAAGAAGATTTGGCAAGGATTGCTAAGTTAATCTCTGCTGGGGCCGTAACATCAGCAACACCATCAGCCGGACGTACAACACGGCAGGAATTGGAAAATAGATAATGCAATTAAAACAGCTAACGACGGAAGAGATACAGGGCGCGGTATATAACGCGATCACGGAAGCGGTTGACTTTGTTGAGACCGAGATTGCGCCGGATCGTATCAATAGCCAGAAGTATTTCGACGGCAAGTCCAAGATCGAATATGAGGATGGCCGTTCCAAGGTTGTTGCCACTAAGGTGCGGGACACCATCCGCGCTATTAAGCCTTCTTTGATGCGCGTGTTTCTTCAGAGCGATAAGCCAGTTGAGTTTACGCCACGCAACCCGCAAGGCATCCAAGGTGCCGAGCAAGCGACAAGCTATGCCCAATATATCTTTGAACGCAACAACGGCTTTAACGTCTTGCAGGACGTATTCCATGACGCACTGATTAAAAAGACCGGCGTTGCCAAGGTCTATTATGATGAGTCTGTTGATGTTCAGATTGACGAATACCGTGACATTGACCCGCAAGTGCTGGCACTTATTGAGAGTGACCCTGAGATTGAGGTTATTGAGCGCGAAGAGACAATAGAGGTCGAGGCGCAGGTTGATCCGATGACCGGCGTAGAGATAACCCCAGCTTTCTATAAGTATAGCGTCAAGGTTGCCCGCACAAATAAGCGCGGCAAGATCAAGATTGACACCATCGCCCCTGAAGACTTCTTTGTTGATCGTATGGCTGTGACATTGGAAGACAGCTATGTATGCGGTCACGCAAGTGAAGCGCGTGTCGGTGACTTGGTAGCTATGGGCTACAATTTTGACACAGTATATAGATTGTCAGGCGATGGCGATTCTACCGTTGATGATGAGGAAGAATTAGCCAGACGCGGCTGGGATGACAATGATGATAACGAAAGCATGAACGACCCATCCATGCGCAAGGTTTTGTATACGGAAGCCTTTATGCGTATGGACATTGAGGGTACAGGCGTTCCGCGTCTTTATAAGTTTATCTGCGCCGGCACGTCTTACGAAGTTCTTGACTATGAGCTTTGCGACTACATTCCATTTGCAGTTTTTGAAGTTGACCCAGAGCCCCACACCTTCTTTGGTCGTTCGCTGGCCGAAATTATTCTTGATGACCAAGATACGGCTACCTCTATGCTTCGCGGTTTGCTTGACTCCATTGCCATGGCAAACAACCCGCGCATGATGTGCGTGCAGAATCAGGTTAATATGGATGACCTGCTCAACAATGAGATTGGTGGCATTGTCCGGGTCAAAGACATCAACGCCATGCGTGAGTTTAATATCGGCGGCGGCGCCACGGCGGTGCTACCGGCATTGCAATTCTATGATGAGGTGGTTCGTGCCAAGACAGGCGTTTCTGGGGCGGCTATGGGCCTTGATGCCGACGCTTTGCAGTCACAGACGGCGGCAGGCGTTAATGCCGCTGTGCAGGCCGCTACCGCTGTCTCTGAGCTTATCGCCAGAAACTTGGCCGAAGGCGGCATGAAGCAGTTGTTTAAATTGATTGTTCAGATTGCAAGGCAGAACCCAGACCCAGATGAGATGATCCGCTTGAATGGTTATTTTGTCCCGGTTGACCCGCAGTCTTGGTCTAATGACCTAGACCTAATCACCAACGTAGGTTTGGGTAACAACCAGCGCGAAGAGCGTATGGCGGCCTTACAACAGGCGTTACAGACACAAATCCAAGTATATGGCCAATATGGCGCGCAGAACGGGTTGGTAAGCATGACCAACATCCGCAACACCCTTGAGGATATTCTTGGCTTTGCTGGTATTCATAATGCTGACAGATACTACCAGCCGATGAACCCACAGATTGAACAGCAATTGCAGATGATGGCAATGCAACAGGCGCAACAGCAACAGGGTCAGGCACAGGGCATGGGTCAAGCACAGGCATATATGCAGGCTGAGGGCATGAAGGCGCAAACAAAGGCACAGGTTGATATGCAGAAGGCAGTCATGGAACATCAGCGCAAGATTATGGAAATGGCCTCTAGCGATGACCTTAAGCGTGATGAGATGGCTCAGAAGCTTCTGACAGACGCGGCAAAGATTCTGGGTCAGTATGGCACCCAAGTTGACGTTGCCCGTATTAAGCAGGAACAGATGATGCCCAGACAGGGCGCCATGATGCCATTATGAGCAAAGTCTATGACCGGGCCGGTGAGGCCAGACAGTTATTAGAGAACGATTGCCTACAATCTTTGCTTCAAGACATAAAAGATGAGGCAATATCTATATTTTCTGATGCAAGTCGTGATATAGATGAGATTGCAGTTGCACATGAAAAGATAAGACTTGTGCAGTTGCTGAACGATACGTTGCAGGCAAGGCTTGATGCTGAGTCTGTTGAGATATTTAAAACACAGAGGAATCAGGACCAGAAATGACTGAAACTGTAACAGACGCAAACGCAGAAGCCATTGAGTCAATCATTAGCCCTGCACTAGAGCAAGAGGATGCCAACACACAGATTGTAGAAGAGGAAGGCCTTGAGCAAGAGACCACACCCTTGGAAGAATTTGCTGAAGAGGTATCTGAAGGCGAGCCAGAGCCGGAGGAAGATTCTGAAGAAGAAGAACCTGAGGCAGAGGCAGAAGATACTGAAGAAGTAGAAGAAGAGGAAGAGTCAGAAGGTGATGAGCCAGAGACCCTCACTGTCAAGGTTGATGGTGAGTACGTTGAGGTCACGCTTGATGAATTGAAACGCTCGTACAGCGGTCAAAAGTACATCCAAAAAGGGATGCAAGAGGCGGCAAACTTAAGAA